AGGCAGCTAAAGCTCAGAACATGGTTACATTCTACGGTGCAGGTGAACGCACTGGCATTCTTAATGTGGAAGCCAAATTAGGTAAAGCATTAGGAAAACAAGAAGGTGTTCTGGTTGTTAAAGCAGCAGATAGAGATAAAGTATTGAATGAGATTTCGGCTCGAATGGCTCGTTATGAGAAACTCGATCCTGATCTCTATGATCAACTTAAAGCATTAAGGCAAGATGTCAAAGATGTCTTCAATAAGGGTGAAACCCCTGGTGATGATATTATGACTCAGTTATATTTCTTGGAGCCCAAGACTAAGGACTTAGTTGAGAAACTTACAAGACAGTATGACAATGTAGTTACACCACAAGATTTCTCAGCTATCGCTAAGATTATGTCTGAGAATCTTGCGACACAAGTCCCTATTCTAAAAGACTTTACACGTTATTTCGGTCGTCTAGCTGAAGATTTTGTTACTAATGCAAAACCTACTCAAAGCTTTGAAGACTTCGATGAGTTGTTGTGGAGGAAGGTGAATGGGGATCGTAAAGGTAAATACCCTGGATTCCTTGATAGTATTCCTGGGTGGCAACCTAATGGTACTCTTGCTGATTTGTTATTTGGTGTTCGACAACAAAATCTACCTAAGAAGTATACAAATATTCCTTGGGTTAATTTCGATGGGAAAGTAGTTGAACAAGTATTTACACAAGTATTTGAAGAACGACTTTCTTATAAGGATCCCGTAAGTGGCAAGTGGGTAACGAACATTATTCAGGCTCCACAAAAGACTAATCCCACATTCTGGGAAGAGCTTGTCAATAAGTCAGACATGTTTAACGACATTGTTGATGCTTCAAAGGCAAGAACGGCTTTCGCAGTTAATGGCAATCACTCAAATGATGCTACTATTGTGAAGAACTTTCATTTGTGGGGAAGGGATAAGGGTATTACCACCTCTACCATTCACGATGCATTCTTTACTAATGCTGCTGACATGTTAGAAGCACGTCAAGCACTTAGAGGAATCTATGCAAGCACAATCGATAAGGAGCCTGTAAAGGCTACTCTCGATGAGATGCTTAAAAGAGGACTACCAAGAAAACTTTATAAACAGTACCTAGATGAAGCTGTCGAATTGGGTCTCATACCTGTGGTTGGGAAATCAAGGATTGGCGGAAAACTAGTTACTGCAGACGATATTCTTACAAAAGAAGAAATTTTAGAACCTGTACCTGAGAAGTTTAATGACAACAGATACTGGTACGGGATCGGTTAATAGTAGCTGTGCTCTATAACCTTATAACTATTTAACTTACGAGCTGTGCTCAAAAGGAAATAACATGCCTGGTGAAAATCAGAACAATAATTCTCAGACTCAAATTGATGAGAACAATCAACAAAATCAACAGAACCAAACTCAGACTCAAACCCAAACGACTACTCAGACTCCAGATGACGATTTGGTAAATAAAGTCGTAGAAGAGCGCCTTAAAGAAATTAAGGCTAACTTGGATAAGGCTTACAAAGCCCGTGATGAAGCTCAAAAGAGGGCTGCTGAACTGGAGCTTAAAGAGCGAGAGGCTGAAAAGAAGAAACTAGAAGAAGCAGGAGAATACAAGAAGTTGTATGAACTGCAACTAAAAGAAAAGGAAGAAGAGAACCAACGCTTGGCCGCTGAAAAGGCTGCCCTTGAAAGTCGCAATACGGAATTGACCCGTGATGCCATGATTAAGGATGCACTTAAAGGCCTGCCATTTCGTAATGCTGTTGCCCATGATATGGCTTATGGTCAAATTGTGAATCAAATAGCTCGAAACGATAAAGGTGATTGGGTACACAAATCCGGTGTTTCGATTAAAGACTTTGTTGATCTCTACTCTAAGGATGAGAATAATTCGTTCTTGTTCAAAGCTAAGGCGTCTAGCGGTGCTGGTACTGGTAATAATACTCAAACTACTGATACCTCTACTGGCAATAAATCGCTTTATAAGATGTCCCAAGCAGACGTCATGAAAATGGCTGCTGAGGGCAAATTGCCTAATCAACGTAAATAATAAGGATTAACATGCCTACTACTAACCTTCCGGGCGCAGATAATTATATTCTGCAAGCCTCTATTACCGCGTATGCTGACGAAGCTTACACGAATGCAAAGAAACTGTCTGGCACTGGTATTACCGGTACGGACGCTCGTATTGACACGGGCACTGAGACCTTTATTGGTCAAATGCGCTGGTTTAAACCGCTGAACCCGGTTATTAACGTTGCATCCCTGACGGATCCGACTCCGGGTACTCCGACGACCTACGCGTCTGAAATGGCGACGTACATCAAGACTGTGCGTACGCATGGTGCTGAAAAGGTTAACCTGCAGAACATCGTTACTCAAGATGATGGTCTGGCTAAAGTTGGCCGTGATTTCGCTGAGACTCGTGCTCAAGACGAACATAATGCAATCCTCGCTGTTCTGCGTGGTGTTGCTCTGTCTGAAGTGCTCCTGGGTGCAGGCTCCGCTTCGGGCCAAGCTGGTCTGGGTGGCCAACAGTTTGACAATGATCCGACCAACAAGCGTTATGGCTTCTACGTCGATCTGGGTAGCTCGACTCCGGTTGTGGCCGCTACTACCGCTGTTCAAGGTGCTGCTCGTGCAGAAGCCTTCCTGCGTGCTATCGGCATGGCTTACAAGGATTACGAACCGGAATACGCCTATCTGGTTGTTTCGCCGGAAGTTAAAGCTTCCTTGCGCTCGGCCAATCTGGTTGATGACGATAAAGTCTCGGAAGCTGGTATCATGTTCGATACGATCTTCGGTGGCAAGTTCCGTCTGATTCAGACCCGTGCTTCCCAAGGCTTTACCTCGGCTCAACTGGCTAAAGTTAATGCTGGTGCAGGTGTGGATATTGTTGGTACGAAGACGTCCTTCATGGTTCTGCCTGGTTCGGTTGCTTTGGCTCAACTGGCTATTGATGAACCGACGGAAATCACCCGTGTTGGTAATACCTATAAGGGTGGTGGCTCGACCAACATCTGGCATCGTTGGGGTTATGTCGCTCATCCGGCTGGTTACGACTGGGCTGGTAGCACCCAACAGTTTGCTGCTGACTCGGATTACTTCGCAGTCAAAGAAGCTTCTGCTTACAAGGATATCGCTGCTGTTACCACTCCGGATGCAGCTTCGGGTACCTGGGTTCGTAAAGCTAACTCGGCTTTGTCGCTCGGTATTCTGCCGATCTTCCATAGCTAATTGGGTGCTTAAATGGCACTCGAAAAGGGAATTAATTCATTCGCTGATGTATCAGAATTTGATGCTTACTTTGCAGACCGATTTGATGTAGATGCAGCCATTACTGCTACTGCTGATCAGAAATCTCAAGCTCTTGTTTCTGCTACAGATATGCTCAATGAACTAACCTGGACGGGTGCCATTGCTGATGTCAATCAGTCTTTGGCATTCCCAAGGGTAGGTTCATACTTTGATCCTAGGGTTGGCTATCGAGTTTCTTTATCGGAAGTACCAAAAAGAGTAGTTCAAGCTACTCTAGAATTAGCTTATCATTTGCTTATTAATGAAGGTTTGCAGGACGCAACAGGTTTGGTCAAAGACTTACAAGTCGGACCTATTAACCTCACGAATGTTTTGCCTCCTCCGAAAATACCTCTAAAGGTTAAGAATATTATTAGGCCGATTCTAGTTAATGCTGGTTCTTCTTCGTGGTGGAGAGCAAACTAATGGGTTACTCTTCACTCGTCAAGAAACAAGTAAAGCAAGCTTTTAGACAAGTTAAAGATTTAGCAGTTGATGTAGTCTTCAGTCAGGTGGTTGCACAATCATATGACTTTAAGAATCATTCAACTAAACTAGATAAACCAGTAACTGTGACTATTAAAGGTATTCCTATGAATGAGCAAGCTAAAGAGCCTTCTAAGAATACTTTGACTAAAACCCTTATGTTTAATAGTGAAGATATAAGTTTGACAGATACTTATGATACCGCCATAATTGATGGTGTCAAATGGAAACCTGTTAGACCCTTCATTAATGACGGTTATACTACTATGGTATCATTTGCTAGAGAGGTATAACATGGGTAAGTTCACACAAGTTACAAATGATGTATTTTCCATATTTGGAACATCTAAGTGGTTAGCAGAGAATATTAAAACATTTCCTGTTAATTTCACTATCACTAATGTACCGAATAATGAATACATTAGAGTAGCTGTTTTGTCATCTGGACGACAAGCAGCGAATCCTCTGAAGTCAATCTCAGGTCAAGTCCTAATAGAAATATTTACATCTGCAGGTTATGGTCCTGATCGATCTAACCTCATTGCGGATAAATTAGACAACTACCTTGTAGGTAAAGCCTTTAAAAGTGAATCTGGACTAACACAATTCAAAGAATCTAGTCTGGGGATGGAAGCAGTTGATTCAGCTAATTCCTCCTTGTCACGAGTGCTTTATTCTATATCATTTAATTACTTTGGAGTATAAATATGGCTCATATTTCTTCTATCGGCGCAGCAATGTTCACCGATCTGGCTGTTGCTGTAGGCTCGGTTACCTCGGGTGTTGGTGCCTCCCCGCAACCGGGTTCTATGGATGCTACTGGCTTCCAAGCTCTGTTTGCTACGGAAGCTGCTGCTGGCCCTAATGCGTTCGTTCGTGTTAAGAACGTTCGTGATTTCCCGTCGATCGGTACCCCGGCGAATATTGTGAACGTTCCGGTCTATGGCCAAACGTCTTCGCAAACCGTTCAAGGTCAAGCTGATGCTCCTTCCTTGGAAGTGACTGTCAACTATATCCCGAACGATTGGACCAAAGGCGCAACCGGTACCGCCCTGGGTAACATGGTTGGTGATGCGACTATGCGTGCATGGCGTATGACTCTGCTGCAAACGGATTCGACTGGTGCAACCGCTCTGACCAAATATGCTTCGATCGCTGGTGGTCTGGGTACTGTTGCTAACAGCCAATTCTACTTCTTGGGTAAGTTGGAATCGCTGCTGGTCAATCCTTCGTTGACCGATGCGACGACTGCTACCCTGGCATTCTCGATGCAATCGGCCTTCTTCGGCCCGTACACCATCTAATATTTAGCTGGTTTCAAGGGGATTAGTCTGGTCCACTAATCTTAAACAATGGCAGCTCTTTAGCCGTGCCCTTGCTTATAGGTGTTATAATGGATATTAAAGAAAATAAAGAAAAGCCATTTAGCAAAGCCTATGTTCTTCGTACTACTGCTAAACATATGCGTAAAAGCGTAGATGTTAGTATTCGTAAGACTTTTGAACGTATGGCTGAGTTTGAAGGCAATGCAGCTAAATGTCAGGAAATCCTAGAATCCCTTTCGGTGCTTCACCAATTGCGGAAACAACTAGATGATTTTCAATTGCAACATAAAGATCAATTCACTGGCGAATAAGCCAATTAAATTAATATAAAGGAATATATCATGGGTATCATGGCATTGGTTGGTAAGAAATCTACTAAAGAAGTCACCTTCCTGGGTGAGAAAATTAAGATCGCAAAACTGTCGGTCGCACAGATTAATGAGATTCAAGAAGCTGCTAAAGACATTGAAACGAATCAAGACAAGGGTTACGATGTCCTGAAACTGGTTATTCGTCAATCAGCTGAAGGTGGTAGTGGCCTGGAAGATAAACATTTCGATGACTTCCCGATGGATGAGCTGTCGAAGCTGTCGAGTCAAATTATGGAATTCTCGGGTATTTCCCAAGGTGATAAGCCTTCGGGAAAGTAACTCTATCGCCTGAGGAGCTAGACTTATATGAGCTTGCTTTCCTACTACACAAATCAGTAAAAGAAGTTGAGGAAATGCCTTATACTGAATTCTTAGGTTGGCAAGCTTATTTTGAAGTAAGACCTCCAGGCTGGAGAGAAGATCAAAGAACAATGCCTTTACTCCAAATACAGGGTTTAAAGGCTAAGCCTTATGAAATCTTCCCCTCATTGCTCCCAATTATTAAACCGCAGAACGTCTTTGCTGAAAAGAAAGAAGCAAATGAAAATGGGTTTATACCGATGAGTAATCTTAAAGATTCTGGTATCTTTAACAAACTTAGACTTGCTACAGACGGTGATATTGTCCCTGGCTTCCTTGATTAAGGATTACTAAATTATGGTTGCTCTAAGTATTAAAATTTCTGGATTAGATGAAATTCAAGCTAGTTTACAAAAAGAATTAGCTAGAGTTAAACAAGCTAAATTAGAAGAAGTAGTACCTTCACTTATTAGTGACCTCAAGGATAATACCCCGGTGGATACTGGTAGAGCACGCCATGGGTGGAAAGGTGAAGTAAAGGATGGAAGGGCCGTCATTGAGAATGATGTGCCTTATATCGGTGAACTAAACAGAGGACACTCTAAACAAGCCCCTGCTTATTTTATTGAACAAACAATTCTTAGTCATAAAGATTTACGCCCTGAAGGGGCTCTTGTTGACTATCAGAATAACCCTAAATAGGTTACCGCTGACAAGCCCTTTGATGGCTGATACTTAATTGTATCAATCGTCAGAGGGCTTTATTTTTAAAAGGAGATTTAGATGACTGCAGTCATAGATGTAGTAACTAGGTCAGACTCAGCGGAACGCGACCTAAAGAAAATTAATGAGTCTCTTTTAGGTATCCAAAAGACTACTTCAGAAGCAGCTAAGGCTATGGCAGGTTTTGCCAAGTCTATTGCTCTATCAGTAGCGTCTTTGGGTTCCTTTGCTGCAATATCTCAGATCAGCGATCAGTTTACTGACCTTGGTAATAAAATTGCTTTGGTTACTGGTCGTACTAATGAGATGGTGTATGCACAAAAGAAGTTGCTAGATATCACTGAGAAGTCTCGTGGTTCCCTAGAAGGTACTGCACAAGTATTTGGTACTCTAGGTAAAGCAATGAAAACCTATGGTGCTACCACAGATTCTTTGCTGAAAGTAACTCAAGCTGTTCAAGAGGCAATTGCTATCTCTGGTGCAAGTGCAGGATCTGCTGAAGCTGCAATTATTCAGTTAGGTCAAGGTTTGTCTGCTGGTGCTCTTCGTGGTGAAGAGTTTAACTCTGTTATGGAGCAAACCCCTAGGCTAGCACAAGCTATTGCTGATTCTCTAGGTGTTACCACTGGTAAGCTTAGGGAGATGGCTGGAGAAGGAAAGCTGACTACTGATGTGGTCTTTAAAGGTCTTCTCTCCCAGTCTCAAGCAATTAATAAAGAATTCAAAGTAATGGCTCCGACCTTGAGCCAAGGTATGCGTTCTGCTCGTCAGGCAACCTCTGAATTTGTAAATGAATTGACCAATGGCCTTGGTGTAAATGATGCTCTCGCTAAAGGTATGGTAGTTGCAGCTACTAAAATTCGTGAAGAAGCATCACATATTAGGGCAGATGCAGCTATCTTTATGGGTAGTGTGGGTCTCATTCTGTCTGATATTGAACTGATTGGTACTCCTATTCTCAAGACCATTAAAGGTATTGGACAAGAGATTAAACGTGCTCTGCCTTCCTTTGCTTTTACTAAAACCCTTAAGGGTGATATGTGGTCTGCTCTTCATGCTCTTGACGGTATGATGGGTGGTTGGTTTATCGAGAAGCAAAAAGAATGGTCTTATTGGTGGGAAGATGTATTTAAGATCCAAACCCCTGTAGAGAAGGCTATTACTCAGCTAAAGAGGCTTACTCCTTTTTATTGGCTGACTGATGGTGTTACTTCTAATCAGCTACGAGCATTCTTTAGTACAGATACTGTGTATGCTTATGCTCATGCCTTTAATGACCTAGCTGGTGCTATCCAAGAAGATCTTGACTCTTGGGGGCATGCATTTAGTGGTTGGCTTCGCGAGCTATCTTACGGATTCCAATCTGTAATGATGTATATTGGTATGATTCCAGATACTCTTGTCAGGATCAAATTTGGAGCACTTGAAGCGCTGATGTCTACTGTTACCGGATTGGTACGTGGACTCTCTGGTGTTAGCCAATACTTCTGGAACATAGGACAGATTGTTAAAGAATTCTTTAGTGATTCTTATGTTACTGTTATTAATGCAGTTAGTGATGCTCTTGCCGCTATGCCAAGTAAAATGGTGGGTGGCTTCCAAATCGCGGTAAATGTAGTTAAAGAGATCTTTAAAACTCTTGTGAGAATTATCAGTAATGCATGGCATAACACTTTAGGTGATCCTTTCCAAAGTCTCTCTGGTGATGCACAATCTGCATTGGATAAAGTATCAGGTGTAGTTTCTTCTTTCTTTAGTGGTGCAGTAGGAATGTGGGAACCGCTTAAGGAAGGTGTTAGCCAAGCAATTTATGATGGCTTTCATCAAAAGGAAAGTATCCTAAAACCACTAGTAGACAAGATGGTAATGGTCATCTATGATGGTTTCCACCAAAAGGAAAGTGTCCTTAAGCCTTATGTAGATCAGATGTATCAGACCATTTACGATGGTTTCCATCAGAAGGGCAGTGTACTGAGGCCTCTAGTAGATGATGTTATTAGGCAAGCACAACGGATGATCGCTGTAGTTGTCCCTAAGATCAGAGACTTCTCTAAATCTATTATTGATTATTTCTTTGTAATCTATGATGATGTTATTGCTCACTCCTGGTGGACTGACACTATCGATTCTGTTATTGATACTTCTAAGTCTCTGCTGGATAATGTAAAGGCACCATTCCAGAAGTTTTCTAGCTTTATCATTGGCGGTTATAAGAACATTATGGAAAGTGTTCAAGCAGTGTTTAACCCAATGACGCTTACTTCTAAGTATTATAAATCACTTGCTACTCGGGAAATAAAGTTTAAGTTCTCTATTGACCCTTCCGCATTCCAACAAGCAATTCATTGGTTTGATGAACTTAGTGGTGAAACTATCCTTAAGACTCTCTATATGGTCGATAAGGTATCTGCTGTTATTAAGTCTTTTGCTCAGTATGTAGTAAAGCAGTTCTGGTGGATCTATGATGAAGTTATCGCCCACTCCTGGTGGACTGATACTATGGATAGCGTGGTGGATCAAGCTAATGGTCTTGCTGATCGTGCTGCAGTAGGTCTTAATAAGTTTAAGAATATGGTAATGAAGGTCTTTAGGTCAATGACTGGTCAACTTACCCTTGGTGAGAAGATTGTGGTCAATGTCAAAGGGTTCCTTCAAATTGGTGGTATTGTTGCAGACGATATTCAAAAGAAAGTAGGCAAGGCATTCCAATTTGTAATAGATAATGTACCAGATATGTTACGAGTAGCACTTACTGGTATTGGTCTTCTTGTTGTTGGCTGGCTGTTCCCTGCTGGTCTAATTAAGAATGCTCTAGTAGCAGTTATCAGCAGCTCCTTGCTTACTTCTGCAGGTCTTGTGGCAGAGAAATTTGGTGAGCATGTATTTGGTTGGAGTTTTATCGCCACTGGTGCTAAAGCCTTTGGTGATGCTGCTGGATTCTTCGCGGCTCAATTTATCAAGCATATCCCAGATATGGTGAATGCCCTTGGTGTTCTAGCTTCTGGATTTGTGCAAGGCTTCCTGGAACAAATGCCAATTATTGGTACCGCAATTAAGGCTATCTTTAGTATTGCTGATAAGCTTAACCTGTCTGGTCCTTTGGGCTTGATTGGATTGTTCTTCTTTGGTAAGAGCATGGCAAGCACTGTTAAAGCTCTTGGATTCTTTAAAGATCAATTTAAAATGTATGAAGCGATCATGAAGAATTTTGGAGACTTCCGTACTGCTGGTCTACAAGGCTCTGGAGGATTACTTGCTAATCTGATCTTTGGTCGTAACGGTATTGGTGGAATGACTGCTGTTCTTGGTGGTCTTGGTTTGATCCTGAATACCTTTGGTGCCTTTGATGGTATCTTTGGTGGCTCTTGGATTCTTCAAATGATTGCTGAAGGTGGTTTCCTATACCTTGCATTGTTTGGTAAACAAGGTGCTAGAAATATTGCTAATGCAGCCTATGATCTCTTTGCTAAAATGATGATTGGCTTGCGTGGATATATTGCAGCTAACTTTGCTGGTACTTCTACTGGTAGTCTTCTATTAAACATGCTGACTGGTGGTATGGGACCAGCAGGTGCGGTTAGGGCTGCTCAAGTAGCATTGGGTGCTCAATTCCTGAAACTAAGAGGCTGGATTATTGCTCAAACTGCCTTGGCAGGTGCTGGCGGTATTAGCTTTATTAGCCGTCTACTTGGTATGGGATCTGGAACTGCTAGCATCCAATCTGCACTTACGAGTCTGTTTGCTTCTGTTACTGCCTCTGCTCGATCTGCTATTGTTTCTGTAGAATCTGCTATGCGTGGTAGCTCTATCATGAATAGTGTATTCTTTGGTAGGTATAGCAAAGTAGCATGGGCTGGTATTATTGGTGCGGCTCTCCTAATGTTCTCTAGTTTTGCTAAAGCTGCTACTACTGAAGTAGAGAAGACAAATTACTCTGTTATGGATGAGAGTATTAAAGGTCTTCAATATTGGGTAGACAATAACCCGATTAAAGTCTGGGCTGCTGGTATTGGTGCTTCTCTGGCTGTTGGTATTCTATTGTTCCCTGGTATTGTTCTTCCAGTGCTTGGTGGAGTAGCTATAGCTGCTGTGGCTATCATTGGTGGCATGGCTTTTGGTATTTATAAAGCGCTTGAGTTTGCTTTTGGATCTACTCTATTGGATACCTTTGCACAGAAATTTGTAGCGATGACTAAGGTAATTGCTGCTAATGGCGCTATGGTAAAGAAGAGTTTAGCTGCTATGTCTATTGGTGGTGGTATTGGCTCTGTTCTTTCTAATGGTGATCCTACTGCGATCTTAGCTGCCACTGCAGCAGCAGAAGGTGCTTTACTCCTGTTCTCTAAGATTCCTGTTGCTGCCAAGGAAGCAGCTATGAAGGCCGCTTCTGTATTTAAGTCCGCAATTGTGGGTCTTGTTAGCATGTTTCTCACTGATATAGTGGGCGCAGTAGTTGGTTGGTTCCTTGGTATTCCTGCTTTGATAGTTGCTGCTGTTGCTGGTTTTGGTTTGATTCTCACGGGTCTCTTAGGTGATGGTCGTGAGTTTGGTGATAAGATGGATAACGTCTGGTACCGAATCAAATCTGCTATTGGTATGGCAAGTGATGCAGTAGATGCATTCCATGGAAAGATGGAAGCAGCTATTCCTAAAGATAAGCGGGATCTTGGTAGTATTAAGATTGAGTATGATACTTCCCGTATTGATTCTAATCGTGTAAGCAAACGTACTAAAGAAAACATGACCAATATGGTTGATAAGCTTTCTGAGGCTCGTGAGCGTGCTGTCAAAGATATGGAAGAGTTTGGCCAGGTCATGCCAGAGACTACTAGGAATATTCAGCAGTTGAATAAACAACTGAATAACCTTATTGCTCAAGCTGAGGCTGGTTCTAGACAAGATTTGCCTGAAGTTATGAAGAATATTAATTCTATTAACCAAGGACAACAAACCTTCCTTCAAAAATATCTTGAACAGCCTATTAAAGACTTTGCTTATAATCTGCGTGAGAAGAGCTTCCTAGGAGAACTTAAACGTAATCCTGACGAAGAGCTAACGGCTGATAAGCTTCTTAGAGAGCGTAAGGCACAATCTGCATTGGATGATTTACGTTCTAGAAAAGGTACTGATTGGAGAGCAGGATATAATGCTCCGGATGATTACACTAAGAATTTGCAGGGATATCTTAGCAAGATTGATCCTAACCTGTCTATTGTTGGTGATATCAATCAGAATAAGATTGAGAAAGAGAACGCTACTACTTTGACTAAAGTGTGGCAAGACTCTATGGCTGAACTTGTTCAAAGAGCTAAAGAATATGATTGGGCTAAAACCTATCATGGGCCTACTTGGGGTACTACTGGTGATCCAGAGTTTGTAGCTGCACAAAAGAATCTTGAAAGTGCTAAAGCTGCTGCTATGTTTAATTCTAAACGAATGGCAGATGCTCAAGCTAATGAGACCGCAATCCAGAACTATAATAAAGAACTGGCTCGTCTTGATACTCAGCTTACTAAAGTTGGTGTTACTTTTGATTCTATTCCTTTGTTTGGTGGTGGTAATTTTGGTAGTAAGGATGGTTACCAATACTCTATCGATCAAATGAAAGCTCAGCTGAATGCTCTTGAAAGCCTAGTTGATGCTAGCAAACGTGTTAAGGACTCTCAAGAAGCTCTTGATAACTATTTGAAGCAACGTGATACTAAACTTGGTATTAATCTGACTCATGATCAGAATGCTGCTCGCAATACTATGAATCCAGATCAACTCATGGCTCATGCTAATGAGAAATCTGGTGCTGGTTTTGCAACTGATAATCTTGCCAATCTTGATGTGAATGTTAAACTTGGTATTACCAAGGCCATGCAAGCACTTGAGGCTTCTAAGAAGGAGCTTGATCTTTCTAAGTATATCATTCGTGATAATATGGCTGATGATGTTAAGAAAGGTGTTATTGCAGCATTTGAAGCAGCTAAGGCAGAGGTTCAGAAACGCAAGGAAGAGGTTAGGCAACAAGTTGCTAAAGCATTTGACCCTAGCAATACTACTAATAATGTACCTGAGCAGATGAATGCTCTAAAGGCACAGAATGTTACTGTAGATCCCTCTATCTTGCAGCAGATGAATGAGACTCAGGCATCTACTTATATGATGCTAGCTAATCGTAAATCTCATCTTGAACAAAGGATTGCTAACCCTAGTGAACGTTGGAGTCAATCTGGTAAACCTGACGATGAGAGTCGTATTTACTTGAAGGCAGTTCGTAATGTTAAGTCTTTGCAAGACCAGATGGATTTGATGGTAAGTGGTATTACTAGTTTTACTTCCCAAACTTCAGCTATGTCTACCGCTGGTTTCAATGCGGGTAAGGCTCTTGGTCTTCTAGATAAGAATACCATGTCTACTGCGGCTTCTTTGGCTGCAGAGCGAGAGAAGATTGACAAGAAACAAGGTACATTCAATTCCCAGTATGATCCGGATGGTCAAAAGGGTGAACAACGAAAGATTGAGATTGAAGCTGAACTGCAAAAACTTCAACTCTTTAAAGCACCTAAATCGATGTCAGAAATGATGTCTAATGCAGGTGTGGCAGGTCAGAGTATTGATGCAGCAGGTGTTGCTCAAATGGGAATGAAAGGTTTTGGCACTATTGCTAACCTCGGTCTCCATGCACAAAACTTGATGAATCAAATGCAGCTACCTGGCTTGACTGAAAAGCAAATGGAGGGTTTGGCCAATTCTCTTCGTAATGTTGTAAAGGCTGCTCGTAATGTCAAAGAAGCGACTATGGGTTACGGTGATAGCTTGTCCTTTGTTAATACTAACTTGGCTGATTCCAAAGTAACCTCTATGGAATGGTCTAGGATGACTGACAAAGAACGTCAATCTATGATCGATGATGCTAAAGCTGTTCGGGATAAGACTGAATATCTTAATGAGCATAAGAATATGACCAAAGAAGCTCGCATCGAAATGGAGAAAGAAATTGAAACCATTAAGAAGCGTACTTTGACTAATAAAGGTCGTATTGGTGAGCAAGCTGATGCTGAAATGTTTACTCGTGCTGGTGTTCAAACTGATGCTGCAACGGTAGCTAGGTTAGATCCAAACAAAGCAGTAGACCTCAAAGGTCTTGCTAGAGAGATTGATGAGAAACAAGTATCCGCTCTTCAATTAACCGGTGAAGCAAGAACCATTGCGGAAGATGAACTCGTTAAATTAAAGAAACGATTGATTGACGGGTTTGCAGCTGCTGTAGTCAATAAAGGAAATAATAAGTTAGCTCAAGCTGGGTTTCAGATTGATGATGCTTCTTATTTCATGATTGATTCAGCTAAGAAGAAGCTGTATGATTCGATGGCTCAGTCTATCCTAGATGAACGGTCTTCTATTGCTGGCGGTACTCTCGATGATGCAGGTAAGAAAGCTGCTTATGCTCGTATTGATGCATTGAACTACGCTATTGCTAATGGTTTGTCTAAGGATGCTGTTCTTCCTTCTCAAACTACTACTTTCCAAGCTGGTCAAACTTTTGCTCAGGAAACAACTGATGCTTTGACTTCTGGTATTACAGATATGATGAAACATAAAGTTTCGTTAAAAGATGGACTTCTTGGTATTATCGATAAGTTCACTTCTAATATCATTGATACTTATGCTAAAGGTCTGATGGAAGGCTTGACTGGTAAGGGTGGTGTATTTGATCAGCTGTTTAGTGGTGTTGGCTCTATGCTCTTTGGAGCTGGTAAGGGTATCTTCGGGTCTCTTACTGGTACTGAGAAAGATGTAGCTGCTGGTGCTATGAATAAAGCTGCATTGGCTATGAATTCTCTTACCTCTGTACTAGAGAGCAAGTTTGGTCTTAACGCTGGTTCTTTAGCTGTGCCTACTGCATTTAGTGGCCCTGTATCCTCTGGTAGTAATGATACTCCTCAATTGTCTTCGGCTATTGATGGTGTAGGTCTTACTATCGCTAGAGGTAACAATGATATGGCTAATACCCTAGGTACTAGCATTGTCAAACAGGGTCAAGCTCTTGGTGCTGGTCTTCAAACTCTTGGTATTATGCTTGGTGCAGGGGGTGGTGGTTCTGGTGGATGGTTTAGTACTATTGCTGGTATTGCAATTCAAGCTGCAGGTGTTTATGCTTCTACCTCTGGTATGAGCACTTCTACTGCTAATACTGCCAATGGTATGACTAACTATTCTGCTGCAGCTAATACCAATGCTATGGCAGCCAATGGTACTGGAGTGACTGGTATAACTGGTTATGTGGGTGATACCAACTACGGTGATCTTACTACTAAAGCTGGTGTAACTGGCATCACTGCGCCTAAGTCTTTTGGTCGGTTTGAAACAGGTGGCGTTGTTCCAGGTAACCTTGGACAAGTTGTACCTATCACGGCTCACGGTGGAGAAGTTGTTCTCAACCAAGCCCAACAAAATGCTCTGTTGAACGGTGGAAGCAAAACTGAAGCTAAGTTCGACTTGAACATAACTGGTGATATCTCACGCCAGACCCGGATGGAAATCGCGAAGATGATCCCTCAGATTGCCGCCGGTGTGAATGCTCATAATTATGAGTCGGGTTATAGGAGAGGTGCTTAATAAGTACTTAGTCTATTATTAATGATGGGAGGTTCTGTATGAAGTGCATTCTAGCGGAAGGGAGGTGATCCTATCTCGTAAGCTGCCACGCCTGGTGCCCAGGTTGTTGCCAGGTGCTTACGTCGTGCCCTGCCAGTGGGTTGGTATGGGCACACCCAACGGCTTCCCTACGGGCCACTAAACTGGTCTGTACCGAATAACTGTTGGTCACATCATATCAAAGTGATGTATCGTGGAGATTTCTCAGGGAGTCTCCACCTTTCATTATTTTATTTAACAAAGTATAAAGGAGAAGTCATGGCTTTGTATGGCATACTAAAGTCCTCTGGAAATACAGGTCTTGATTCGGAGATATCACAAATCTTCTCCACACCTTTGTCGATTGTCTCTAATCAACCTGTATTTAAATCAGAGCTTGCATCACTGAAGCAAATTGTTATTTCCCAAGGTACTCAACGTTGGGAGATTGAAGCTACTTTAGCTCAAACATCTAAACCTAGTAATGGTTTAGTTCAAACGGTAAAATATGGTCATAATCGATTAGTCTATTGCCGTATGCCACAAGTATTTAGGGTATCAGATCTAGCACCAGATGGTCTAAATCTAGTTCTATCCGCTCAAGCAAATAAAGGTGATACTGTTATCTCTATTAATGGTAATAGTGGGAATAGGATCCCCGAAGGTGAATTCATTCAAATAGGTACAGATCCTAAAGTTTACTTGGTAGTCTCTATCCAATCAGGTGGTGCTGCCCTAGAGGTATTTCCTCCTTTGTTGAGAACTTCTGTGGCTACATCAGTAGTTAATTACGGAGTTAAGACTACTATGACTTGTAGGTTCGATGAGAATATGCAGCTTGGTATAAGATATGCTAATGGTATTCTTATTGATGCTGGAACTATTCGTGTAGTGGAGGCTCTATAATGAGAGCATTATCTAGTACTGTTCAAACTCTTTTAGCACAACAAGATGTAAGGTATTTCCACTTAGTAAAAATTGGCCCTT